ACGAACGGGTAGTACAGAATCGCAGCCGATCCACGCTCAATCTCGTTAGCCGTATGCACCAACTGATGCAACGCCTCCGGTCCACCAGTCACCGCCCCACCAGGGCACACCACGACAAGTTTCATCGACGCCACACCCACGACTCAGGATGATGACCGTCACGAATCCACTTCGGCCAATCCGAAGTAATCTCCACCTCATTCAACCTCAACCCGTCAACGAACACACCATCCTGAAAACAGCGCAACATCTTGGCGTCAACATCATCACGGTTATATTCCTGATGACTGAACTGTCGAATCTTGTTCGCACACCACGCAGGTCCACCCATCCACGCCACATGCCAACCACCAATCAACTTCGGCAAATGACTCCGATGGCTACGCCGAATCACATCCGCAGACGCAGCACGCACACCCCACGGGCCACCAACACACGTCACCTCCAACGGTGCCTCCCAATGAACACTGAACACCAGATGCCGCATCATCACCGCATGCCAACCAGACGCAAACGCCTCCACCATCCCCGGCAACCAAATCTCATCAGCATCACAAACAGTCACCACATCCTCAGCAGAAACACCCAAACCTTGGAACTCGTTGAACAGATGGTCACGAGTCGCAGCTTCAACATCCCAAGGGTCCGACGCCACCGGGGTAACGAAATCCACCCAATGAATCTTCTCCGCCCAACGCGCAAACCGTTCACGACTCCCACGCTCCTTGGCTCGACCAGTGAACGACTTGTCACCCTCAACAATCACAAACTTGTCAACAACCTGATCCAACTCGGTGAGTCGACATTCCAACACGTCAGCCTCACCGTTGTACAGAACACCGTCAAAGACGCGCATCAGTCCCAGCCCAACTCCAAACGTCTAGCCAAATCCCAATCCAACGGAACGTCACCATTCATGCGCTGCTCAAACAAGATTCGATTCGCATCAAAACTTGCTTGGTTCAACTGCTTGAACCTGTCCGATGAGTTCAATGTGGACGAGTTCCGATGGAAGATGGCAGCAGTTGAAAACTTGATGTCCACGCCTTTGCGTTGCGCCCGAATCTGGTAGTCGTTGTCCTCGAAGTAGGCGGGATGGAATCCTTCACAAAACAAGCCGACCTTCTTGACAACTTCAGCACCAACCCAAAAGCATGACCAGGGTGGTTTGCCACCAAGCACAATGTTGTCGGTCGTGGCCTGCATAAAGAACTCTTCCACACCGTTCGCACCGAACCCGATGTCATGATTCACCACCATCCACCCGGTTGACTTGCATGTTGCTTTGATACCAAGATTCCATGACGCAGCCACACCAAGGTTCGTGGGCATCCGATAGTGATAGATGTTCCGAGCCTTATCGGTAGACGGCACCCACCTCGGATGGTTCCCGTTATCAATCACCACCAAGTCGCCGATGCGCCCATCAAACGATGTGAGCATCGCATCCACCCGCTCATGCTCAGTGAGCACCGGGACGACTACGACTGGGACGATCGGCACCACGCCACAATCTCCTTGATAGCAGGCTTCCAGAAACGCTCATAGACGGCGTCTGCGTCATACTGGCGGGCAAACTCCACAGCCTTCGCTGAGACGCCTCTAGGAGCCTCGTAGGAGGCTCTCAGGGCATTCAGGATGGAAGCCACAGACGGGGTGAAGAACCACGCCTTCTGGGCGGCATCCCAGAAGGGTTGCCCATCCACCAGCCAACCATCCCCAACCAACTCAGGCTGAGCCGAAAAGTTGGAAACAATCACAGGAGTCCCACACGCCTGAGCTTCAATAACTGGGATACCGAACCCTTCACCCATCGAACATGCCAACAACACATCGGCAGCCGAATACAAAGCAGCCAGCACACGATCAGGCAAACCCTGCCGATACAGGTACGGGTCAGCCCAAACAATCTGCTCATCTTTGATACCGCACGCCTTCGCCAAAGTGTTCAAGTCAATCCCACCCATCGACCCGGTCGCCTCCGAATGCATGTACAGAACCGCATCAGGATGATCCGCCGCAAACATGCCGAACGCCATAAAGTTCTCAGCGAACGCTTTACGATTCGGAACCGTACCTTTGTTGGCGGCCGTCATCATCACCACAAACTTGTCTTTGTCAACATCAATGATTTCCCGACCCGCGATACGTTTCCCGTTCGTGTCATTGATGAACTCGGTTGGTTTGAACACCGACTCAATACCGTGCGGAACATACACGCTGCGAACACCAGACTTCGTCAACTCAGCCTGACCAAACTGACTCATCGCAATCGGCATCACATTCGGACGCTTACACCACGCCAACACAGCAGGCGGAATCGGAGCATGGTCAATCGGAACCCACGACGCAATGTTCGGAACCTTATCCAAGTTCGGAGCCTGCAACACCCACACATCAAACAACGTCATCAACAACTTCGGCAAAGTTGACTTATGAGTCCACTCCATCCAATGCGCAACGATGATGTCGTCACTGTACGCGTTCAACCCGCGAGGATAAATCTTTATTCCATTCCACGTAGACGGAGCTCCTTCGAGTCCGTACATCGCATGGATGGCTACTTCGTGCCCTTCTTTCGCGAGCCTTTGGATGGCTTGCGCGGTTTGCTGACCGTAGCCCGTGGAGCACCACGGCGCGTTGGAGTACCAGAGCGCTCTGAACGCATCCTTGGATCGATGACTGACTCCTCTGGCAAGTGCGCCACGCCCAACTGCAAGAGCAGGGTCGCCTCCGGACCCGGCAACTCCAATGGGATTCCCTTGATGATGACCTTCATTCACGCAGTTCTCCTTCGCAGGTGCAGGGTGATAAAAGTAATGGGGCGGACCGACCCTGCGTGTTTCGGCCCGCCCCACACCTTAGTGGGAATTAGTTGCTAACTGGGAATGATTCGCTGAAGCGACCTATCAGGCCGTTCCACCAGCGAACACTTTGATGTGGCTCGTTTGTGGCAGGTTGCCGTCCACGCGCATTGTGGCGCGGAAGGTGACGAGGTCCGCACTGAATGCGAAATCGTCGCTGCGATCCAAACGGAGACCGCCAGCCATGCGCACGTAGTACGAAGGCAGGTGTCCGAAAACAACCGACTTTGCGTTCGTGGCTGTGCTGGCCATTGCTGGGTTCTCGAAGACCGGGTAGCTGAGGACTCGGTCGTTGCCATCTGCCAGCGCTGGGCTGAAGATGTACGCACCGTTGTTGTCCTTCAACTTACGGACTGCACCGAGTGAAGCGGTGTTCATCATCCAGCCGACGCCAGGCAAACGACGCGCTGCGCCGTTCAGGCTGTACGCCAGGTCGATGAGGTTGTCTGCGGTGAATGCACCAGAGACACCCGTTCCACCTGTGATACCAGCCGAAGCCTTTGGCACGATGCCGTTTGGCTGAACTGTTCCGGTTCCGAGGGTCAGGTCGTTGTTGACCTTGAAGCCCAACGCGTTACCCGTCTGGGTTGCGATGAACGACAAGATGTCCACACCTGAGTCGTCAATGAGTTCACGGCTCAGTTGCACCAAGAACGAGTACTTGAAAGCACCCAAGGTGATGAAGCTGTTGAACGTCGGATCTGACTCATCGATGGCTACACCTTCACCGGTGATTGCCGCTGTTGACCAGCCGAGTTGTGATGGGATTTGGAGGTTCTCTCCGCCAGCAGTGCGCAGCGTGGTTCCAACATCCAACATTGGGCCGACCAAACGAGCCTGCTCAATGACTTGGTTGAAGAACGACGTTGGTACTGGTGCACCCTGCGAGGTCTTGATGACATCACGCTGCTCGAACGTGTGGCCACGGACTTCGCCGCGTGCCATCGAACGAATCACTTCGTCATCGCCACGAACGGCTTGAGCCTGTGGACGAACCTGCGCCGCGATTTCGCGGGTGGCCATTTCCACTTTGGCTTCGCGCTCTTGATCCGCCTTCAAGGCTGCAATCTTTTCTGCGCGCTCGTTCAACTCAGCGTTGATTTTTGCGTACGACGCTTCTTCTTCGGAGGTCAGGTCACGCTTCTCTGCGGCTGCGGTGTCGAGAAGGGTCTTTGCCGCTTCCCAAGCACGCTGACGCTGCTCGACTTGACGATTGATGTAATCGCTCATGATTGTGTGTCCTTTCAGGACTTAGATA